GTACAATCTTTAAGAGAAAAGAACATATCGTTATTTGTAATCACATATCGCAAAGGGAATGCCCCAAATTCTCCATATTTGGCAGGAGACTCTGCTGCCTCTTTGGTTGCACTCCAAATATAATCTCTCTTCTTGTTATCTTCGTAATTTGTGCCACCATGAATTGCTCTTGATCTGTCAACAGCAAAATGTTGTGCCGTTGTGTATGAGCGGTTTAAAACAGAGTTTCTTGCTTGAAAAACCTTTACTCTAGTATTGTTAGAGCCAGATGCTGATCCAGATAAAGGTGAGCGATCTCTCTCTGCTCTCTCAAGCCACCAGAAGCAGTTTTCATTTTCAGGAGTTCCGCCAACAGGTGCATGCCCTTGTTTCCATGGGTACAGATGCCTGTTGATAGTATTCATGCCACCTTCTAACGTAGGAGTCTTGAACTCGATTGTAGGGAACTTGTGAGCATACTTATCTCTAGAGAAAACATAATTCTCAATCACGTTATTGATACCATCAGAATGAGCCAAAGATGCCGGTACAAGAGCCACTAGCATTTCGCCTAGTGAGTCATCTAGCCATTTATAATAATCAATGTACTTGTCTAGATCAGGCTCATTAGATACTCTCTCGAAAAAGAGTTGTCTTAAGTTTCTAAGATCTTTATATTCTTCTCTGTACTTATCTACTGGACGTCCAATCAAGTTATTGAAATCTTTAACTGATGACATGAATCTTATCATCTCTTCAGATACAGTTTGTGCCATAGATTTTTCAAAAGCAATGTAAAAGTCTTGAGGTAAGGTTTCTTTGGTAAATTGAATGTCATCTTGCAGACGAATGTCAATCATGTCATCACCCTGCAATATTTCAGGGTAAGTTGATCTGGCAGCGTTGATGTATTCTACATCAATAACTTTTTCGTCATTAGACAAGAAGAAGTCTCCCCTACCATGATAAAACTTTCTCTTAACATCTTCAAATGCCTGTACATATCTTTGTTCGCCAGAACCACTAGTGACGTCTAGAGAAATAAATTGTCCGTTTGAGTCAGATTTAGATAATGTCTTGAAGTCCCAATTTAACATTAATGTGTCGATTTCTGGTACTTTTATATCATTTACGTCGTCTTCCATTAGATAAGCAGAGCGCATTGGAGATTTAGCACCAATGTTATTGCTGTCATATGAGTGGTGCAATAAAGTTTCGTTATCTAAATAACTCATCCAATATCTGACAAACCCAATCTTGTGATCTGAACTTTCTTGTACAGATCCAGTAAAATTTGTTCTCTTGGCGCCAGCATATATTCTCTTAGAAGAGTTCAAAAAGTTATGCGCATTTGTCTCTGATACAGATGAACTTAATTCGAAAGAATTAATTGTAAAATTTCCTTCAGTGTTATATCCGACAAAATCGATTATATAATCTGCACTCAACGAAGAACTAGCCACAAAGTCTGTTGTCGGGAATTTCTCGTTACGTATCCTGAAAGAGAATAGCCACTCATTGTTGAGATACATGTCATCATATAAAGATGAAGAAAGGTGCACCCCTAGTACTGATGATGATAGATGAAACCTAACTCTCTTAGATTCAACTCTATCTCTCACAGAATACATTTGAATTTCTGAATAATCTGTTCCCGGAATTGTGTAGTCAGTTCCGTCAGAAGCATCTGCCTGATGCATACCCATAATTACAGATTTTGTAAATGAAGTATTGTATCCATAAGCAGAATTCCATTCTAATTTATTGGGAAGTATTACTTGAGTCTCTACAGTAATCGGTATATATTTTTCGAAGTCACCGCCAGATCCGGATATGAAACTAACTCCGTTTGATCCTGATGCATACTGGTATACAGTGCCATTGAATCTGTCTGGATGATTAAAGTCAACAAACTTTTCTTTAGTTGCTCGAACACTATATCGATCCTTGACTTCAAAGTCAACGTTGTCGCCATAGAAGTTAATCTTAACAACATCTTCATCAATCCCAAAAGCATGCAGTACATTTCGAAATGCTTTGTTCGTTCCTTTCTCTTTATAGATGTTAATCAGAGATGAGTACACATTCTGATATATTTGATTTTTGACGTCATGAATCTTCATTTCATAATTTTCGTCTTCACTTCTCGTAGCCAATGCTTCAATCACACTAGCGTCTGCGAATAGTTCTGGTGCTACAAAGCCGGCATTTGTTAAAAGTCTGTCAGCAAATGGCAAAGGCTTTACCTCACCTTCAGTATTTGTGTTGCCATTTTGATCATTGATTTTAGTTTGAAAGTGTGCATACACATCTTTGAGGCTGTTGAGATCCTGAATATGTAAATACAGATTATCATAGTAACTAGCCATAATGTGTGTAAGGATATTGACATTACCCTCTTCTTTGTCTTCGTCCAGAATCCATCCCGGAACTGACTTGATGAGAGATGCATTGTTGTTGATATCATGTACACTACCAGATGCTCTTAAGTCGTTCAGTGCAGAGATATATTGCGGATGTGACGAATAGATGGTAGGATCTTTAAATTCTTTTGCTGAAGCGCCTGCAAGTACAATAGCCGATTCTTCAGATCTAGCACCAGATTGATACCCAAACCATGAACCATTAGAGACACGTCCTGAATAATCTAACACTGTTGAATCAGTGCTAGCAGTTTGTGTAATTCCTTCGTTAAACTTGTAATATACTCCCAAGTTAGTATTTGCTTCGTCTGTGTTTGTACCACCGCCAATATTAGTCCAATAGTAGCGCCCAACTTGTTTAGAAGTTCTTTCAGTTTTCCAGTATCTGAATTCGTCTAGCGAGCCAGAAAACTTACCAGCACCCTCTGTTACTGTAGGAGAGCCTGATGGTGCAGTTCGTAGTGCGCCAATGTAGGAAATAAGGGAACCAGTTACATTATTGATAGCCGCAGAACTTACCGTCTGGGCTTGGTTGAAGTTTCCATTGATATATAAATTAGCAGAAACATCGCTACCACTATTTTTCAGACTTAATGCGACATGAGTCCAGTCTGTTATAGAGCCGGTTGTTAGGTTTTGTCCAATACTTTGATTTTGTACCCCAGAAGTACCGCTTAATGCAGTAAACAAGAAGGGAGAACCACTAGAAGCACCAGTAAGTTCTAGTCGAAACCTACCATATTGTGCCGAACTAGATGCCTCTCCATTCCACAAGTCGAATAGTACCTCTTTTTCTGTCTTTGATGTGTCGAAAGCAGGCTTTTTTACCCACATTTCAAGCGTAACACCGTCGTTTAAATTAAATTTGAGGTTTGATTCTCTTGATTTGCTATTGTCAAGAATATTAGCGTCACCATATTGCTTTTGTAGTCCTACTAGATCGGACTTATTTGGGCCGCCAAATGTCTTAATATAAGTATTTGTTGTTGATTTTCCGTATCCATCGATAATCGAGCCATTCAAAGTGCCCCAACTTGGATAACTTAGATTTACATGTCCATTGAATCTAGGATATTTGTGCTCGAACAGATACATGTCAATAAATGTCGAATCAAAAAGCCAATCATATTTTTCTTTTTCAGATCCATCATATGGATATGTGTTGCGAATTCTCTTGAATCCATCGTTGTAATATCTCTCTGCAGAGCCAAAGAAAGCAAAGTTCTTTGGATCGCTATAGTCAACGTTAGGCATGAATCTTATCTTGTCTTTATTGAAGGACTCGATATATTCTTGAGATTCTACCTCATTAGCCATATCTTCTAGACTAGAAGATTTGATTGTTTTTGTTGAATTGAATAAGTCTTTAAGTTTCATATTTCTCTACTCTAAATTTAAATATCTTGTTTACAGGTTTATATTCGGCAATGAAATCATCATAAAATGCCAACTTAACCCCATATGAATATCCGGGCTCAAGAATAGACATATCGAAATCGAAATAACTTCCTGAACCATCGAAAGATAACTCTGTATACTTGATGCTGCCCGTAGCATGCTCAATAACTTTATAGTTGTCGATGATTCTAAATATTTCATATGATCCTGATGTTGGAATATACAATTGAGGCTCTGCAACTGCTCTTGTGTAAATAGTTGGACTCCAGCCTTTTAATCTTGTATATATTCTAAATCTTGTTGTTTCACTACTTTCGTAAACTTTCTTTAAATTAGTAATAGAGACATAATAGTCGTTTGTTTTTGTTGTTGTCCCAGTATATCTTGCTTCTGGGTATATTGTTCCTGTGTGGAATTGTGTAGATCCTGTATACCATACATCATGTAAAGTTTCAGATGTGCCTGTGATAGATACAGATGCATTATAGATACCAGTCGAAACGTATGATCCTGTCACTGTGACAAGTGCTGTTCCGGATGGTGCGGATGCCGATGATTCATACAACGCTACCGCCAAATCTCCTGTACCAACAGAAGGAATGTTCTTCAATCTTCCACCGATATTATTGTAGATGTACAAAGTATTTAAGTTATCTTCGGCAGGCGCCAATGAAGAACTGTAATAAAAGTTTGATCGATCATCTTTGATAGATGAATCCCACCTTGCTTCAATAACAGGGCGATTGAAGTAGTACTCAGAATCTCTTGCTGAGAACTTTTTAGTGTAATAACTGTTTGTATCTGCTTCAAAACTTGATGAAAATTGAATAATATGTCCGTAATTGTTCCCAGAATTTAAACTAGTATCTAAGATATCTTCAACATATTTTGTTACGTCCACCTCAAAATCTTCCAGTCCTGTATCAAATGTTTGTTCTACTAGGTAATCAGATGTTACGTTAACATCTGTTGATGTGTTAGAGGCACCAGCAGTATCCCATGCTGTTGTCGAAGAAGCCGAAAGCCAGTTTGACTGTCCAATATCAGTATATTCGTCCAAGTCCATTCCTAATCCTTCATCCCACGCTCTTCTAAGTGGGTGGGCAACTAGTTTGTAGTTTCTAGGCAAGGTTTCAGGGTGCTCTACATTATGCAGTTTCATAAAAAATTTAACAGATCCTGAAGCAGGAAGTATTCCAGAGTCTCTATCTTGTTTGATAGTACTGATTTCTTCATTCAGTCCTGTCTCATTAACAGGAAATTTGATTAGAATTCTTGCTTGCTCGACAGAAGATGAAGTTACCTGTCCATACATTTTGAATATCTCTAGAGAATCTGCTAGTCCAGTATTTGCAGAAGTACTTCTCTTGCTTAATCCAGAATTAAACTGATTAGTTATTGTGTTATCTGCGATTGCTGTATATCTTTTGATAGTCATTATTTAACACTCCCTTTAATATCGATTGTTGGAAACTTAACCTCAAATATACAGTTCAAAGGACATGCAACGAATCTGCCATCTGGTGTTGTACTAGCATTGATTTCTATTCCACTTCTAGAGTATGCTCCGCCATTTTTATTGGTGATGTTGACGTCTGTTGTATCCGCTACACCTTCAATCCTATTTAAAGTTGCATATACTTCAGTGTAACTAAAAGGCTCTGCAATATCGAAGTGCCTCAGAAATCGATTTCTAAGCGTCCTCAGACACTCGTCAAGGACTTTAAATTTGTCATAGCCACCTTTAGTCACGATAGTGAAAGAAATGCCTAGATTAAGTATTTTTGCGTCCATAATGTCTAATGTATCATTAACCATGCGATACTGATTGAGCCAAGTCTTGATATTGTTCTTGATTATGTCGTTTGATGCTGTAAGATTTCCAGCACTATTTTCAGATATAATGTACATATTCAGATTTCTTTTGAAAGAATCTTTGTCTTGAAGCACAGTACACCTTTTTACTGCTCCGTACTTCGGAGGCATGTTGTATACTAAAGATTTATAGTCCTCTCTAGTCACTGCTCGATTCTGTGCGGCAAAAAATGATTTGGTTCTGATTTTTAATTCTTCTGTAGTAGGTATATTAGCATGCCCAATGATTGGATTGTCGTTAGAAGATTCCAAAGAATTCCTTACCTGTGCTAATTTGCCTGCATCTAAAGTGGTTTCATCTTCAAAACTGTATATTGCCCTTACAATTTGGGAAACAGTTCCTACAGATGCATTTGGGTTATTACTACTATTAACCCTGTATACTACATTCAGGACAGTGTTGACAGGGGAAACTCCAAATTTATCAGAGCCAAGCAAATTACTTGGATCAAAATCTGTATTCGTAATATAATCTCTTCCAAATTGCTCCAGAACCACGTTACTAGGATCGATCACTTTGTCAATCTTAATGTCCTCCTCAGAACCGAAACCAAACATTAAATTAGTCTCTCCTCTGCTTCTCTCAACGACGAATCTTCTAGGAACTGCTGTTGGTTTAAGCAGCATAGGTGCAGCCTCTCTAGTGGCAGAATCATTATTGGGAATCTCTCTGTAAATAACATCTTGCCCTAGGTGCTCAACTTCGTAATATTCGTGCCCTTCTTTATCGGTACAGTCTAAAATTTCTGCTACGTTAGTATCACCTAGTAAAACCTTGTTGAATTTTTTAAATCCTCCAACAGTCACATTCTTTTCTGCCAATCTTCCAGACACCACTCTTCCAATCGATTTAATGATATAATGAGTTGGAAGCCCTGTGGAAGTGTTCACACGTCCCACTACAATCTCGTTACTAGAGTCACGAAAGTCAACATCTTCGGTGAGAATAAAGTTCTCTCCTGCCGTTGAAGCCAATTCTGTTCTTCTCTTGAGAACCGGTATGTATCTAGAATCTGGCGCTAATCCAGTAGAATCTGCTGGAATTAACAAGAAAAAGGAGACATATCCATGGGTAGAGGAACGTCCTCTGTATTTGTATCCCATTTGACGTGTCAATTTAACTACGTTGTCGTATTCGTTTGCTGTATCCAAGAAAGACTCATTTGCTTGATAGTCCAGATAGAAAGAAAGAATATCTCCAGTATAAGCCACTTGATCCATCACAAGAGAGCCGAAGGAGGCATCGTTGAAATCTTTATACGTGTCTGGATAGTACCTTTTGGCATGGTTTATCAAGTCTTGTTTGATAGAGTTGAAATCCCTACTAGTATACTTAATGGGTACTTTTTTGTTTTTATCATCATATTTAGCCATTTACTTCCCTCTTTATATATTGACAGTCAAGGCACTAACAGCACCATTTGCACTTATACTGAATTTCACAGTAACTAGTAGTCCATTTGCAGTTATATTGTCATTATTTGATTCTGAATTGAATATTACGTCTTCTATTTCAATATAGCCCATATATTCTTTTACCTGTCTCTTTATTCTAGCCTTAATCCTAGAATACGTCGAAGAATCATTTTGTTCGAATAAATACCTTTTCATTCCCACCCCAAAGTTTGGATCCATGATTCTTTCTCCCGGACTAGTGAGAAGAACCATTTTAAGATTTTGCTGTATAACTGCTAAGACAGTCTGATTATTTTCGTATCCATTAGAGCCATTGATCAATAAAGGAAGTTTAGGTGAATAGTTGGACATATTAGTTACCTCAAATCTAAATAGTTATTTTA